AGACGATATATTTTGCTCAAACTCAGATAATACGCGTCTAGATTCATCATTTGCCATAAAGAAACATCTTGAATTAGGTTTCTTTGCCTCTGGTTTTAATGCTATTTTATTAGACGTTTGATTATTTCCACGTTTCAGTTCATCGATCAGGTAATTACGAGCGTCTCTCTGATTGCGGAAAACTGGATTCATTAAGTAATTTGCAACCTGATTCGTTTTATCCAGAGTAGCAGATGCATAATCATTTGTAGAATAAACAGACTTGGCATTTTCAGGACTCATTGTTTTATCTTTAATTAGTTCGTATTCAAGATTCGTGAAATCGCGGAAAGAAAAACTGCCTTCTAATTCAATATCTAATACATCTTTATAAGGTACTGCGCTAGGTTTTGAATTTGTATAAAAAGCATGCCAAATTTTAGGGACAACATCATCTTTAATCCGACCAGGCATAAACTTGTGTCTTTCGTGAAAAGTTCTTAACTTAGACCACCTTATATACAGTTTAAGATCTTGTACATTTGCATCAGACAGTTTAGGTTTAACTATTGGATGTCTATCATTAGCTTTCTTTTGAACATTATATAGTGGAGATAATAAACAGAAATCTGGACATGGTAACATTTTATGAATTAAGAACAGTTCTAGAGCTTCTTTTGGTTTATATATGCTAGCTATGCTCATTATTCTAGATAATTTAATGACATCATTCAGATTCTCTTCTTTGTATTTTTCTAATTGTAGTTGATGAGGCAAATCCGTAATATCTGTTGCAAGAGTTGCTAAGTATACATGCATCGCGACATCCATTGCTCGGCAAAGATAATTAGCAGTATGACTTGTAGCCTCTTTCATCGAAGTTATCATGAGTTCCATCATATCCACTGCAGAGCTAAGTAGTTTAGAACATAGTGTGTAATCATTACTATCATACCATTTGAAATAATAAATAACATTCGCAGTTGAACGTAATAAATGTCTTACTCTGTCAACATCTTTGGATAAGAACAAATAACTATTTTTCTTAGTTGTTATATACATAAAAGGTCCCATTCTATAGAAATTTATTCTGCGTTCTAAAATATTAACTACAAGAGGTTTAGGTGCACTAGGATAGCCAAGAGCTTTAGTCGTATATTTATGTTTATTAAATGCCCGTTTATAACTCTCTGATGCAGGAAAATACCAAGCATGATGTAGTGCTTCAGCTGTATTAATTAGATATCCA